ATGCCGCTGACCATGCTGTCCCAGATGTTGAGGACCGTTGTCGACATGAACGTGAACGTGTTCTGCAAAAACGCAGTCACACCGTCGACGGTTCCCATCACAGAGTTGACGCCGCGGATCAACGCCGCCTGGACGCCCGCCCACATGATTTCCATGGCCAGGCCGAGGTCACCGGCAGCCAAGGCGTCGTAGATCCCGGCGAATGCCGTGGACGCGATCCCGGCCAGTTGGCCGAGCACGCCGGTCGCCTGGTTGACGGCGGCGACCAGGGCGACGACGCCGCCGACGATCAGGCCAATGGGCGACAGGACGAGGCCGAAGGCCGCGGCCACCGCCGACAGGGCCACGCCCATGCCGAGGATGGCCGCCGAGATTCCGGCGAACGTGGCGATCCCCTTCGCCACCCCGACCACCATCTCCTGATTGTTTTTGATGAACGTGGTCAGCGTACTCGCGGCGTGGCCGATGCCTTCGACCAGGAACTGGAGCGACGGGGCCAGCGCGTCACCGATCGCCAAGGCCGTGCCCTCGATCGCCGACAGGGCGATCCGCATGGCCCCGCCGAGGCCGGCGTCCATTTCCTTGGCGGTGCGAGCGGCGGTGCCTTCGGCGTTCTGCAACTGCTCGGCCAGCCCGCGGACGCCCCCGGCAGTCTGCGAAAGCACGTTGGCCGACGTGATCCCCAACAGGCCAAAAGCGTCGGCCATCTTGGCCGTCCGCTCGGCGACGGGCATGTTCGCCGTCACGGTGTTGATCTCGTCCAGAATGTCGACCAACGGCTTCAGGTTGCCGGCGGCGTCCGTGTTGGTGACGCCAAAAATGGCTTCCAGTTCTTTGCCCGCCCCGGCCGCAATAACGGACAACCGCCGCAGGGCGGTGCCCGCCTCGCTTCCTTGGATGCCGACGTTGCCCAGCACGCCCAGGACGGCCGCCGTGTCCTCCAGCGACATGCCAAGCGACTTGGCCACCGGGCCGGCGTACTTCAGCGATTCGCCCAGGCCCTCGACCGTGTTGAAGGTGGAGTTGGCGGCCTTGGTCAGCACGTCGGCCGCCCTGGTGGCCTCCGTGGCCCCTAGGCCGAACTGCCGCAGTGTTGCCGCCATGATGCCCGACGCCAGCGTGGCGTCGGTGCCGGTGGCCCGGGCCAGGTCCAGCACTGCCCCGGTCATGGCCTCGATCTCGTCCGGCCGGAAGCCGGCCCGGCCCAGCTCGGTCATCAGGTTGGCCACCTGGACCGCCGTGAACGACGTGGTCGCCCCGAGCTCGCGGGCCTTGTCGTTGAGGCTCTGAAGGGCCGAGCCGCTCGCCCCCGACACGGCGGCCGTCGCGCGGATCGCGTCGTCAAACGTCGCAAACTGCCGGGTCGCCAAGGCCAGCGGAGCCGTGAGCGCCGCCCCGAACGCGGTCATCCGGGTGCCGAGGCTGGAGAGCTGGCTGCCGATCTTGCCGATGTGCTTGTTCAAGTCCTGGAGCGACTTGAACAGCCGGCGGGGATCGGCCCCGATCTCGACGAAGACTTGCCCGCCCCTGACCCTGCTCATTTGGTGTCTACCTCATGCCAGTTGGGGCCGAGCAGCTTCTGGATCTCTTCGGGCGTGGCCTGGCGGCCGCGCGGCTTCTTGGTGAACGGGTTCAGCTTGCGGGGATCGACCGAGGGCGCGTGCTTCGCCCGGTTGATGTTTGCGGTTTGGGCGAGGAGGTTGGCGGTGTGCCACCAGTCCATTTCGAGGCGGGCCTGTCGGGCGGCGAGGAGTCCGCGGAGGGTCCACTCGCCGGGGTGACATCCGAGGATGCCGGCACACTCCCAGATGGTGTCCCAGACCGTGCGAGGAGCTCCTCGACCGTCGTCGTCTCGAGTTGGGCCTCCGCCTGCCCCATGAGCGTGGCCGCCATCTCGCGGACCTTTGCGACCATGAGTCCGACCATCTTGCGGAGGCCCGGCGGGAAAAAATCGACGAGCTCCGATTCGAGGGCCTGCTGGGCCGCCTCGAGCGAGTCGCCCCGCAGGCCGTCCAGAAACTGCTCCTTCGAGAGCTTGCGGTCCTCGACCTGGGCCCGGCAGATGGCGTAGAGGATCTCGCCGATCTTGCCGTAGTTGCTGCGCAGCACCTCGAGCGTGCGGTTGATGTTGCCGGCGTCGATCAGGTCGAACGGCACTTGGCGGGTCTGCCGCGTCACGCTGCCGTCGGGCTGGTCCACGTCCTCGGTAACGTCGATCTGGACGAGGCCGCGGACCCGCTCGGCGGAGGCGACCGTCAAGGCCACCATCCACGGCCGGCCCTGGTCGTCCCGAAACTCTTTCATCGTAAGCCGCTCCTGGTCATGCGGGCCTCGACTTGCCACACCACCACGCCGTCGATGCCCATCTGCTGCGTGATGTTCGTGATCACCGCCTGAAACGACCAGTTGCCCGGCGAGACGGTCACGGTGGCGTCGGTGCCGTTGTTGAGGCCGGTGAACAGATTCTGCACCCCGGCGTCGTCGATCACCTCCATGGACAAGGTGGCGTCCTTGCCGGTCTGGTAGACCGTCACGTCACGGCTGCCGTACTCGTCCACGTCGATCGTCCGGGCGGCGCTCGACACGCTGACGTTGGTGACGCCGACGATCGAGCCGCCGACCGTCACCGAACCGTCTTTGCCCAGCGTGATCGCCACGGGGTCAGGCCTCCCGGGCGGTCACGGTGAACGTCACCGCTCCGTCAATGCCGATGTTCTCGGTCACGCCCATGACGATGTAACCGTTCGTGCCGGTGTTCGTCTCCAACTTGGCGATCAGGCCGGTGGCGTCGTGGCACTCGATCTCCCACGTCTTGCTGGTCAGCCCCGCCTTGTAGGCCCGGTAGCCGGGATTGCCGGTCGTGCCGCCCATGTTCGTGCGGTTGGTGACATCGACGACCTCCTTCTCCTCGGTCAGCGTGGCCGAGATGATGTCGTTGCCGAACGGAGGAGCGCTGCCGTCCTTGCCAAGCGTGATCGCCATGTGTGTGGTTCCCCTCGGTGGTTACGATTGATCGTGGTTGCGGCTGGCCGAGACGGTGAAGGTCTTGATCCCGTCGATCGGGTCGGCCTCCGCCACGCTCGTCACGACGTACTTGACGTTGCCGGTGTCGGTGCCAGTCAGCGTGAAGGTGTCGCCCTCCGAGACGCCGGGCACGTCCACGCATTCGACCTCGACGGTCTGCTCGATCATCGCCTTGCGGAACTTGCGCGACGTGTCGCCGAGCTTGGTGACATCGATTTCGGCGGCGGTGTTGTTGATCGTGACGGTCCGGGCGTTGTTGACGCCGGTAATCGTGACGTCCTTGCCGAGCGTGACGGCCATGGGTGTCTCCTGTGGGCGGTGGCGCTCACGGTAGCCCGGGCCGGGGGCCGGGCCGCAGGGGGTCTGGCGTCAGGGGCCGGACACGAAGTTGCGGAATGCCTGCGGGATTCTGGGCCGGACCTTGTCGAGGCCCTTCGACATGTAGCGGCCCGGCTTGACCTTGCCGCGGCCGGTCGCAAACTCGCCGGCCTTCGACTTGCGGCCGGTCTGAGCGTCCTTCCGCATGACGACGTAGGCCTCGGGGTTGCGACCCCGCATGAATCGGCCTCGCTTGTTGCGGCGTTGTGAGCCTGTTTTGCGGCCCATGCTCGGGGGAATCTTGTGGCCGCCGGCTTTTTCGTTGAGCTGCTCGAGCGGCCGCCGCGACAGGTACTGGTAGACGACCGGCCGCGACCCGCCGAACTCTTGGATCCTGTTGAGCCAGACGACCTTTGCCTCGTTTGGCCCGATGACAACCGAGCCTTTCCGGTCGTCGCGGTCGTAGAAAATGCTGTGCTTCAGGAAGCCCTTGGCGGCCCGGCCGCGGCCTGTTTTCCAGCTTGTCACCCGGCCCGCGGTCGGCGGCCGAAACACCACCTCGAGCACGGGGATGCCGTCCTGCTCGCCGACCTTTCGCCACTCGGGCTTTTTCTTGGGCTGCTTGTTCAGAAACTGCTTTTTGGCCGACTGCATCGTGAACGAGCCGATCCGGTCCAAGCTCTTGTTGCGGCCGGCCTGATACCGCTTCTTAACGTGGGCCGTGTTGACCTTGCCCCGCACCCGCACCGTCGTCTTCATGGCCGCCCCCTTACGTCCGGTGGACGCGATAGGTCGCCGTGATCACGGCCCGCCAGACGTTGCGATCCTGGAGGCCCTCGTCGGGGTTCAGGTTCACCTCCACCTCCATCGGGCTCGTCACGCCCGTGGGCCAGGTGACCCCCGGATCCCAGGTGTGCTGCCGGATGGCGTCGACCATCTCCTCGGCTAGGGCGAGCGTCTCGTCGGCGAGCTGCTCCGTCGGGGCGTGGCGGCCGACGAACACGATGATCCCGTAGTCGTATTGCCAGTGGGTGCGGTCGGCCCGGGTGGTCTCGATCCCGCCGGGCATCACGGCCACCACGGGGTCGGCCATGTCCTCGATGTCGTAGCTGGGCCAGTTCTGCCGCACGACCGAGGGCGTGAGCGAAAACGTGTAGGCGTCGAGGCTGTCGGCCAGGGCGTCGGCGATCTCGCGGGCACGGCTCACGCGGCGGCCTCCAGGGCAGTGCGAATCTCGGCCAGATTCCCCGCCAGCCGCGGGTCACCCGGGCATCGTGCCACGGCCAGCTCGGCGAGCTGCAGGGCCTCTGGCCGCTTGCCCAGCCGCCAGGCCGCGATCGCACCCACGTCCGCAGCCCGGGCGGGCACGTTGGGATCGGTGGCATGCGACAGCGGGCCCGGTGCCGCGAGGGCCGCCTGGGCGAAGCCGTAGCACTCCAGCCAGTTCTCCTGCGTGTACCGGATGAACGCCAGCCGCTCCCAGGCGTCGGGCTCCCAGGTCGCCTCCTTGGCCGCCCGGTGCAGGTGCGACTCGTCGCCGGTCAGCCGGTGCATGGCCCGGTAGGCGTAACTCCGCTCCGACGCCGAGCCGCCCG